GTTGCCAATGAACTCTATTACAGAGAAGTTTTGGTACACTTCTGAAGATTCTAAAAATATGCGTGTTGTAGTAAGTGCTTTAACAGAACATCCTACAGTATGGACAGTGACCAAGGTTGAAAATTCAATGCCATTTGGTATTCAAAAACTTACTATATATACGGCATTTTGGAACGAGCATACCGATTATGTCAATCTTGAAACAGGCGAAATGTATGCGAATTATTTCGATTCAGAAATCGCCCCAACAGATCCGACTACCCCAACCACTCCACCATCTTCTATCACAGCAAGAATTTTAGCATCTACTTCAACGATCAAAGTTGGTGGCTCTTATAAAAATCTTACAGTAAATCTATTTAGCGATTCCAATGAAGATATTACAACTGAGTATGCTGACGCAACATATACATGGACTTGCTCTATTGATAACGAAGATTTGACTGATAAAGTAACTTGGCGAGCTGGTACAGAGTACAACCAAAAGAAAGTGAAGTTTCCTAATGACACTTCTACTATCGGCAAAATACTGTCTGTGAAGTGCGAAATTATTAAGGATAACTTGCCGATTGAATCTGAAATTCTATCGTTGGAATTAGTTGAATAGGAGGTGTTTTATGGCAGAAAAATTAGTTACAAAGAATGATTTGTTGAATAAACTTCGTGCATATAGAACTACTCCTGACGATGATAATATTTTATATAAGCAAAAAATCAAAAACGCTTTATTATCAAACCCATGTCTATTATACGCATTAAATGAAACCGAACTTGAATCTGAATTGTTTGATAAAAATGGAAATATAAATTGGGAGTGGAATGAAGAAACAAAGGAGTATGAACCTCTCGGCGAATGGGATCGATACTTCGGTGAAAATTCTAATATTCGTTCTTCATTATTTATTCCAGATACGCAGACAGAAGTTAAACATTATCTTTGTTACCAAGTTGGTTTTGATGAACTTCCAAGATATTCTCCAATGTACAAGTATACCGAAATTACTTTCACGATATTTGTGCATGGTGGAGACAGAGTAGACAAACTTACTGGTTTACAACGTCATGATTTAATTGCTTCTATTATAAGAGAACGATTTAATTGGTCAAGTATATTTGGTCTACAAACAAAGCTAGTCTCCTCAAAAGAATCAACGATTGACAATATTTATGTTGTAAGGACATTAGTATTTCAAATTTATGATTCTAACAGCACAGTTTATACACCTTACAAAGAAGATTCTTATATAAGGAATAATGATTATTGGCAGTAGGAAAAGAAGAATATTTTGAAAATGACGAATTAAAAATTTATAGAGGAGAAGATTTTGTTGTTTCAAAATATATAAAAATACATCAACCAACATTGGGAGAAATATGTGATTATGGAGAACAGAGTTATTGGTCTATGTTGTATAACTTTACTGCTACACCACAATCTATGAAAGCTCAATTATGGTATAGTTTTAATCAATTTGATTACACAACAATAACCCCATATCAATTATTTTATTCGTTATTGTTTAAGCTATTCCCAAAAGATAGAACAAAGATTTTATTTGGTGATTTAGACTTTTCTAAATTTACTCTTAAAAAAAGAAAAGATGATTCTATTGTGTTGTGTCAAATAATTAATAATGAATTAGTTTTATTTGATGAATATACTTACGAATTAATTATTGATTATTTATGTAGATCTCATTTTATTGAGCGTGATTTGCAAATCCCAGCAAACGATTCTACGAAAATGATACTTATTGAAGATGCAAAAGAAGAATTAGATAGAAATAGAAGTAAAGAATATCATTCTAAACTCAAGAATCTTATTTCTGCAATGGTCAATAGCGAGGGTTTTAAATATAATCACTCTCAAGTTTGGGATATGAAAATTAATGCATTCATGGATTCTGTAAAAAGGATTTCTAAAATAAAAAATTCAGATTTATTACTTCAATCTGGATACTCTGGTTACGGAGTTAATTTAAAAGAAGTAGACAAAAATCAATTAGATTGGATAGGAGAACTCGATTAATCGAGTTCTTTTTTATTTGCCAAAAAATCAAATAAAAGGAGGAAAAACAAATGGCTTTTAATCCAAATGAATTAATTCTTGAAAGAATTAGATCAGTAGAAGAATATGATCCTGCAACAATGGAACTTACTGGTAGATATACGCAGGTCGAAGATCCATCTCTTAAAACAAGCGCGGATAGCACTGATGTTACAGATGCTATGGGTACACCTATTCAGACATTTTATACTGCTCAGAAGGCGACATTTGAGTTTACCAACTCACTCTTCTCGCTTGATCTTGCTGCATCTCAGTTTGGCTCAACAAAGACTGTTGCAAGTTCGACAAGTAAAATTAAGATGCCTGTATCTGAAGTAATTTCAATTGGTGCTGGTGCTACAGTTGAACTTAAATATGTTCCAGTTGGTACAAAGGGTGCAGAAGTTAAATACGTAAAAGTTATCAACGATAATAATACTTTCGGCGATACTTATGTGGTTTCTGCTACAAAGGGTGATGGTAAGTTCACGATTGATGCACAGAATAGAACAATTACCCTTCCAGAAGGTACAACAGGACGTGTGTTTGTAAACTACGAAAAGGAAACAACTACTGCGGTTCAAGTTGTTAAGAGAACTGATGGTGTCCCTGAAGTTAAAACACTTCTTATTCATGCAATCTTCCACGATCCATGTAATAAGAACTTAGTATATGCAGGTATCATCCGTTGCCCAAGAGCGCAGATTGACCCTTCAAGCGTGGAACTTTCTCTTAAATCCGATGGTAAACATCCAGCTTCATATGTTTTAAACAAGGAATACTGTGGTGCAGATGGCAACTTATTTGATATTTTAGTATCTGAAGATTAATTAATACAAAACCCCTGCTACTATGCAGGGGTTTTATTCTTAGGAGGAACAATATATGGCATTAGAAAACAATGCAGTTTGTGCGATTTGTGGAAAACCGTACAGAGTTTGTCATACTTGTCAGAATATTAAATCTTTTTTACCATGGCGTACAATTACAGATACTCTTCCACATTATACAATTTATCTTGCGATTTATAATTATAATTTAACAAAAGATAAAGCAAAAGCAAAAGCAGAACTATCTGAATGTGATTTGACAGAGTTAAATAATTTCGACAAAGATGTTAAAAAAATTATAGAAGAAATTATGGCAGAGGATAAAACTGCTGAGACAAGTAAAACAAAACCTCAATCCACAAAAACAAATAAAGTGGTGAAAAATAATGATAATGAATAGTAAGTTTGTAAAATTGTAGGCTATGCCGTTTACTATTCAGTATTCAGTATAGCCTATTTTTTACGCTTACGTGATAAACAAGAATGGAGTGAATGGAAATTAAAGAATATAGCGATATATTCAATTGGGAATATGAAACAGAAGATGTAAGGTTTATTCCAAACATGGCTCAAAATTATATGTATTTAAACTCGCCGTTATCAAAAGGGCAACTTGTAGATATTATTCCAGGGCAGAATAGACGAGTTGTTTTTGTTTGGAAAAAATCTAAAGAAATGAACGAGTTATATAAATTATGGTGTAATTGTACTTATAAGGAGGATTAAAATTATGACAGATTTATCATTTTTAACAAATTTTGCAGTACCGATTATTGTTGGTATCTGTCTTTGTATTGGTTATGTACTCAAAAATATTGTGACCACGGATGCAGTTAATAAGTATATTCCGCTTATTATGGCAGTGCTTGGTGTTATATTAAACATATGGATGAATATGGGTTTCACGCCTGAAATTTTGCTTGGTGGACTTGTATCCGGTCTTGCTTCTACTGGTTTGTACGAAGCTTTCAAGAATTTTTTAAAGAAGTAAAGAAGGGATGGTACATATGAGTGCAGGAGATACAGAATTTAGCACAAATTGATTATGTGCTTGTTATACTTGGTTTATTCGCTATCTTGTTTGCTGCAAAAGAAGTTATCGAAATATTTGGTTATTTTAAGAAAAAACTTCGATTAAAGACAGGAATTGATGAAGATAAGGAAACTGTAGAAAGTCGTATAAAAACTCTTGAAAAGCACGATAACTGGCAGTATCAAGAGATTCAAAAAATATCTAAGGGCATAGATGATATTAAAGATAATCTTGTGCAAAAAGAGATATCAGATATTCGATGGGAGCTTCTTAATTTTTGCTCCGCTCTTACAAGTGGACAAGATTACAATAGAGAAGCTTTTGAACATATTTTTCGAACTTATGAGCAATATGAAAAAATACTTGCTGATAATCATATGAGCAATGGGTATATTGTTGAGTCAATGAAAGCCGTTAGAGAAATATATCATAAGAAACTTGTTGGTGGTGATTTTAAGTAAATTTCTACCACAGTAAAAATTTTCCATGATAAAATTTGTATAAACAAAATATACATGCACATATTAACATTATGGAAAATAAATTGTGGTATTACAGAAATCAGAAGGCATTAACATTACAAGAGTTATCAAAACTTAGCGGATTATCCGTTGCAGCTCTGAATAAAATTGAGAATGGAAATACACAAGATATACTCCTTAGTAATGCAATAATCTTATCTCGAATACTTAATGTTGATATATATGAATTATTTTGCATTAAAAATTAAACGAGGAGGATAAATTGTATGTATTTTAATTTGATTTGCGAAGAAATTTCTTATTTCGGAGGAAAAATCATTTATATTGATACTAATGTTGGAAATATGGATGAAGTACATAAGATTGTAACGGATAATATTGAAAAATATCCAAACGCCAAATGGGAATTATATCCCATGATTATAAACAACTAAATATTAAACTATAAAAGAGCGGTTTCTTCGGAAGCTGCTCTTTTGTTATGTAAAGGAGTGAAAGGAAATAGCACAGAATCCAGGAAAGATTTTTGAACAGTCGATTAAAGATTCTGTCCCAAATACGTGTTGGATTTATCGTTTCAGGGATAATGCAGCATCGTTTGGGAATGGAAATAATACTAGATTTGCTAGTAGTAATATTTGTGATTATCTTCTATTTGATGATGATTCAAGAACATTGTATTTGCTCGAATTAAAATCGACTCAATCAACAAGTCTGCCATTATCAATGATTAGAGATAATCAGATTAAATCTCTGCAAGAAGCAAGTGAGCATAATCTTGTCGCAGGATTTATTTGTAATTTTAGGAACGAAAATAACGACACATTCTTTATAGAAATCTGTGATTTCGTAAAGATGATGGAGAATATAAATAAGAAGTCGTTTAATATTAACGACTTGAAAAATAATAACGCTATTCAAATAAATAGCAGAAAAAAACGAACTAGATATACATATGACATTCAGAAGTTTGTCAACGAGTCACATTTGTAAAGGAGACAAAGGAATATGAAAATTTTAGAATTTGTAGAAAGATACAACAACATGGCAACTCAGCAGTTAAAGGATAGATTTATTAAGGAAAAAGTTAAAATTACACCATATGTATCAATCATCAAGAAAGATGCTTATGCACAGTTGATTGTAGATAAAACAACATTTGAGCAGGAAGCTTATGATGACAATGGAAAAACAAAGTATCGTAAAACAGATAAGATTAGAATCAATTCTGTTGCTCAGTACATACAGTTCTGTCGTGCCGTTATTGAATTATATACTGATCTTGAGATTGAAGATGGAAGTTTTATTAAGGAATATGATGCACTTAAATCATCTGGCTTACTTGATATTTTAATGGTTGGTTCTAATAAAGTTGATCCACTTATTCCTATGAGTGAATTAAGTGAGTTTAAGACAATTTTAACAATGAAACAGTCAGACACTCAGTTTAATGAGACAACTACTCAGGCGTTTATTAGCAAACAGATTGGAAGGATTTCTGATTTAGCAAATGCTACTCTCACACCACTTGTTGATGTTGTGAATAAGAAAGTTGATAGTTTATCCAATGATGAGTTGAGAAAGATTCTTGATGATTATAAACTTAGCAGTACCGCAAATTTTAAAGAGGTATAGAATATGGTATCAAATAAGCTATTTTATATAGAAGAATGTTGGTTTAATCTTCCAGATGATTTCAACGGAACTTGTGGAGAAGCTTTAATGCTTTTAGCAAAATATAGATTAGAACAGGAAAACAAAAATAAAATTGGGGCAGAGAACGAACTTTTGAAAAAGGATGATGGATCAGAAGACTTATATACCACTCTTGTTTCTAAGAATGATAGAAAAGCTACGTTAGCCCATGCATTTTTAAAATTAGATGAAGAAACAAATACGTATATAAATGTATAAGAAATTCAAATTTCTTGTGGAATAAACAGGCTCTATGCGTGTCACAGCGTATAGAGCTTTTCTTGTGGAGAGTGGTGATACTGCTCTCCTATTTTAGTGAATAAATAGTGAAATTTTGGAGGTGATTAGATTGGGACTAAATAAAGACACTATTAAATATTTGGAAAAACAGGCTCAGAAAAAAGCTTCCGAATTGGCACACGAAGCTCAACAGAGATTAACAGATGGTTATGTGTCGTTTATTGATTTATATTATAGCGATTACACACCACAACAGTATGTAAGAACACATAATTTATACAGGTCTTATAACAAATTTTATAAAAATAGCCACGGTACTATTTTTTATGGTGGCGTTGAAGTAACACCTGAAAGAATGTTTGATAACTATGACCAAATTACACCTTCAGATCTTATGTCGGAATTTATTTACAATCCGAAAGGTACTTATCATGGTTGGTATAACATTCCTG